TGGACTACGCCTATCATCCAGCTGAAGGTCCGATCATCGCAGCTTGTGACCACAACTTTGCTAGACCAGCTTCTACTATATTTATTCAAGTAAACAAGTTTAATGATATTATAGTATTTGACGAGAAGTTTACTCCTAAGACTACCTCCTACATGCAAGCCCAGCAGATAATTGATAAAGAAGATCAGTTTACTAAGATTGCACATAGTATCTGGGCTGCTGAAGGGACGCCGATAAGTAAGTTCATGGATATTAAAGTTTCTGAGGTAGTAGCCGATATCTCCGGTAATCAGCGACAACTTAATGGTAGGTCTGCTTGGGACGACTTCGAGAGTGTTCTCGGATTTAAACCTAAAGGTCTAAAACAAGATAGGGAAACAGGGTCTGATATGATTAGACACTGGTTACAATTTCCTGAATTTGACTCTAAAGGTAGACCTATAATACTAGAGAATAATCTACAGAAGACAGTACCAAAGTTATTTATCTCTAGAAACTGTCCTAATATGATCTACGCTTTAAGTACTGCTAAATTTCAGAAGACTAAAGCAGGATCTCTTAAAGAAGATTACGCAGAATCTCCAGAAGGATATGAAGGTTTATTGGATGCTCTTAGATACGCTTTAGTATTTCTGCTGCACGACACCGGATCTCATCTAACCATAGGACACGGATTTTAATGGCTTATTCAAAACAAGATGTACAATCTTTACAACAGTCTACTCGTACTGGCGATAAAGTAATAACCTCTACCATAGATAGCGTAAACACAGTTCAGATTCTAGAACTGGGTGATGTCTATTCTAAAATTAGCTTTCAAGCAATAGGTACTCTTCTAGGTACTATTGAGTTTTCTCTTAATGGCGTCAATTTTGCCAACTCTACGGCAATTGGCGCTTCTAATGCCGTAGTTAGCTTTAGTACTCATAACGTTGCATCCGTTAGGGTTACGTGGGCAAGCGGTACTGGTAAACTAGTGTTGGCTAATAAGTAATGAGTTTAATTTATAGGCAAGATAGGCTGTTTAAAATCAATGACGCCGAGTTGCCTACATCGGCAAATAATATGGAAGTAAAGCAGAATTTACTAGTAGCTATCTTTAAGGAATTCCAAGGAGCTACAGAAAATGAAACTTACAAACATCTAAATAATAAAGATAGAATAGAAACATTAAATAACTTTGCAAAAGCTTGGCTTTTGAAACAAGGACACAAATAATGGCAGTAAAAACTAAAACTAGTGATACTCGTTTGAAAGTAAAAAAAGCTAGTCAATCTGAAGGCAAGACACCACAAACTGGTACCGATTCAGATAAGCATCAGAAACCAATGGCCAAAGATCAAGACCGTGGTTTAGGTTCTGCGTTTGCTTACGCAGTCGGCAAGCTTTTAGTAGATTCTAAAGAAATGAAAGGTAGTCAGTCTGCCTTTTTGGGAGAACCCTCAGAAGTTCTCGATCCAAAACAATTTTCACATAGTTTAACAAAACAATAAGGAGTTTCCATGGCACAGCGTCGTTCAGTTCCAGCAAGTGTTCCTAGCGTCAAGTCACGAGGCAAGCGCCTCCCAGATAGTGGTAAAGTCGGCGTCCCAGAAGCTCATGCTCCTGGCTCAACTGACCCATCTGATTCAAGTGATGGTCATGATAAAGGCGCAGGCAAAGGTAAGCCTTCAACTGCCCACAAAGGTCCTGATCTAACTAAGTAATTGACATAGAAGGCGGTTAGTGATATAGTATCATCCTTAATAGTGTCCACTTTGGTCCTGCCTTCTTTTCACTCACCTTTTCGGAGTTTTCATGTCAAATATGATGAATCAGCCAGAAGAACAAATGCGTCACGAAGAACTAAAGCACAAAGCTCGTTATGCTGCTGATACTATGATTGAAGCAGAAAAGCATAAAAACGATAAAGAATTAGCTCCTCATTTAGAAAATGAGTTCAAAGAACGAGCTAAGCATCTAAAAGGCGCAGCTACCAAAACTGCTCCTAAAGCTGCTCCTAAGGCTGCTCCTAAGAAAGTAGAAGTTAAAAAAGCACCTAAAAAGACTAAGTAATTATTTGTTTTAGTATATACTAACCATATAGACAAATACTGACTATATAGTGAATCCTGCTAGGAGGCGTTATTTCTTTTAATCTAGGCATTGCCAATAATCCTGCTAGTAGGCTCGGTGGACTAAGTTCCGTTGGAGTATATCTATACGAAGATGTTTACTATCGTCAGTGGATCACTGAGATTGCGTTAGCCTTCTACGAAGGTCGCCAAGATGAATTTATCTGGCTAGATTTAGTCAGAGAGTTCCGTAATCCAGAAAAGCAACAGATTCTACCATTGAATCTTACTAAAGAGATTATTGACGAAACTTCTATTTTATACAAAGAAACTCCTATCTACAAAGTAGTTGATTCTAAAGGTAAGTCTTTACCTAACGATCAAAAGCTTTGGGAAGAAGTTATGGATCATAGTCGCTATCTAATGACTATGGAAAAAACGGATCGTTGGACTAAGCTACTAGGGACTGTATTAATTAAAGTCTCATTTATAGACGAAAATACGGGCTTCTCTGTTAAGGAGAATGTCGGCGGTAAGGTCCAACTCGACGTAATGCACGGCGGCGTTTACGATATTCGCCATGGTGCGTCTCCATACTACATTACAGAACTTCTAATAGGCTTTGGTACTAAGTTCGGCGGATTCGCCGGATTAGCTAACCAAGGCAAAGTAGCTACCAATATTCCTCCTACAGCCGGTTACGGCGATCAAGATATCGGCAGTAAAAACAGCGGCAAACAAGCGCCGAACGCCCAATCCCCTAATATGATCTACTGGAGTCCAGATAAGCACAAGGTTATTAACCGTGGTGGCGAGGACACTATAGTAGACAATCCTTACGGTATGATCCCAGCAGTTCCGTTCTTTAACTCGGACCCTGCCCATTACTACTTTCTACCAATTAATGAACCTCTTATTTACGCAAACCATGCTACAAATATGAGGATTACTGATCTAAATCATATTGCTAAATTCCAGTCTTTCGGAGTACCTGTTTTAACAGGCGTAGAACGGCCTACAGGCACTCGTCAAGGTCGTCCATCAGATGATGCCGGTATACTACGTGGTGGGCTTGCTCAGAGCCGTTTTGGCGGTCTAGTAGGTGGTGGTACAGCAGCCTCAGGTAACTTCAGAAACTTCGATAGCGGCTTCGGAGCATTCCGTGATGGTAATGCTGATGCTAACGCACTAGGTTTCTCTATTGGTCCAGATACAGCCATTGCTGTAGGCGAAAAGGGAGACTTTAAATTTGAGCACCCTAAAGCTGATATTACTGGTTTACTAAAAACTATTGAGAGCATTACTGACATGGTTCGTGTTAACCACGGTCTAATGCCTAAATATAAAGATAAGATGGCTCCTTCTGGTTTCGCCCTATGGATGGACAAGGCTGGAGTAATTGATCAGAACCGTCGTCGTGGTCAACTATTTAATGAGCGTGAACAACAATTATTTCAAGTAATTAAAAAACTGTGGAATACTCATTACAGTAAATCTGGCGATAAGAAGTTTAGTGAAGACGCTAAATTAGAAATTACTTACGTTGAACCTAAGTTCCCAGTTGATCCAAAAACTCAAATGGAAACTATTATTATGGAACTTAAGATTAGGCAGTCAGGAGATACACAAGCATTTAAACAGCTTTATCCATACATGACTGATTCTGAGATAGCCAAACTACTTAAGACTACTAGAAAAGATGCTTCAGAACAAGCTCACAGCGAAACTGATACTCAATTAGAATTAGCTGATAAATATGACGAAAAAGGATTTGACTCTCCAGATATGAATAAATCTGAATTGAACGTTTCTGGAAGTAAGATAGATAACCGGGCTAAACATTCCGAAGGTAGTTCTATACAGCCAGGCAAGAATGGCGACGGTAGAGGAGCACCCCGAGGTAACTCAAATAGAACCGGCGGCAAAGGTAAGAAAAAAACCGGGATAACTAATATGAGTGGTGATCTATAATGTCTAAAGACAAAACTATCTATCAAGTAGCAATTTTACGTAAAGATAATGCTCACATTATGGTACGTGAAACTAGTAACTTTGAGGAGTGCCTGGCCACATGGAAAGCACTCCATACCAAATGGGCTGACAGTGTTAAAGAACCTAAGCCCTTCGTATTAGAAGATCCTATTATTACAGCATTTGAACCAGGCTTAATTTACGAGATTACTCTAAAGCCTCTATATGAGGAGAGTACTGTAGACAGTAGTAATCCGTATCAGAAAGCAATGGTAGATCGTGGTCTATCTAATAGTTTGCAAGGGAATGATTTACTAGGGCAACGGCCTAGAACCTTCTAATTATTAGTTTTAAATTTAACGCTGGTAGAGCCAGCAGGAGAACAACATGGCTAATTTACTAGATACCTTAGGGAAGAAAGATTCAACACCAGCATCAGGAGTGAGTTCTGAAGCACCTGTAGTCCGGGCACCAATCGGTAATGGAGCACCATCAGAGTCTTTGGCTCGTGGTCAAAACCTTATCAGTAATGCTGCAGGATCGACAGAAGTAGAAGTAACTACGAAAGTAGCTACCGAAACAACAGAATCGGCTATCGAAGCAACTAGAACAGTTGCAGATCCGGATACTTGGTCGAAAGACTCGGCACTAAAAGAAGTTGTGAAACTTCGAGAAGAGAACAGGGCAGTACGAACTAAGTTTCAAGAACAATTGGATAAAATCCAAAAAGAGACTGACGCTAAGATTGCTCAAATTCAAGAAAGTGCTAAAACTGCTAATGAAGCACAAAAACGGCTTGAGGCCCTAGAAGCATCAGCAGAAGACAAGAAACGTAGTATTGAAGAGAAACTAGCTAATCGTGAAGCTCGTATTACCGAAACAGAACTTCTATATAAGCAAAAATTAGATGAATCTGCTAAGGAAGTAGAAACTTACAGAAATAAGGCTCTACAGTACGAAGCTGAGCAAGAAGCTCGTCGAGAAGTCTACCGTGTACGTATTAAAGAGGAACTTAGTAAGGTTCCAGAAGAATTACGAACATTCGCAGACAAAATGGTTCAAGGTTACAGTGACCCGCATGAAGGTTGGTTAGCCATCGCAGAAGCTGGTCGCAAAGGTATGTTTGGCGAAAAGAAAGTAGTAGTAAATCATGCAGTTCCTGGAGCTAATGATGGAGCTAGACTTTCAAATTCACAAGCTAAAGAAGCAGAAGCAGAGGCTAGGAAGAAAAAAGATTCCAAGACTCTTATTCGTAACGGTTTACAAAAAATGTCAAATGGAACCCCAAACTCAGCGTTTAGGACCAAGTAATTAACCCAAGGAGACAGAAAACATGGCCCAAGTAATTTCCCTTTCAGAAGCAGCGGTACTATCCAACAACGAACTTGTTGAAGGTATTGTTGCGGATATCATTTCAGTTGATGAGTGGTTTCGTTATCTTCCTTTCGTAGTCTTTGAAGGCTTAGCTTACACGTTCACCCGTGAGCGTACTCTTGCTGCTGCCGACTTCGCTACAACTGGTACTAACCTCAATGCAGCTAAGTACCAGTCTGGTTCAACTTTCTCATCTGTTAACGTTAACCTCACTGCTATCCTAGCTGAGATTATCATTGACGGTCAGTTAGAAGACCAACTTTCCGACCACAACGACCAGCTCCAAGTTCAGATTTCAGGCAAAGCAAAACAATTAGCTCGTATTTATATGAATGCTGTTGTTAATGCTAATCGTGGCGGCGCACTAGTTCAGGCAAATAACGGCCCTATCGGTCTTGCTGATCGCTTCAAAGGTATGGCTTCCATCCTTGACGCTGAGCAAGGTAATGCTGATGACGTTAACCACCCGTTCTACAACAGTGGCGCTACTACACAAACACTAACTCTAGAGCAAGACGATCCAGCTTCTGCTCGTAATGGCCTAGAAGGTCGTGTTTACACACTAGAAGATCTAGACGATCTTATTGACCGTATCACTGCTGCATCACCAGATTTTCTCATGATGCATTCTCGTGATATCCGTACTCTACGTGTTCTTCTACGTAACACTGGTGGCGGTACTGATGCTGGTATGATCCAAACCCAAGGTCTTGGCTCAGAAAAACCAATGCTAATGTACCAAGGTATTCCAGTTTTCCGTAATGACTACGTTAGTCGTTATGATGCAGTCAATACACAAGCTAAAGCTCTAGTTATCGCTACTTCCAACGCAACTACTATTAAGCTTACTGTTGCTGGCGATGCTACTGAGAAATCAGCTCTAATGCGTGGTAGTGATGGCGTCCTTTACCGTTGGGATATCTCAGCTGGTGCAGGCACAACTACTCTAACTGTTGCTTCAACTGGTTCTTTCATGGACCCAGAGCAAAACAAGTTAGTAGCTCGTATTGCTCCTAACAACGCTGTCTTTGCTGATGCACAATTAGTTACCTTAGCTGAGCGCACTGACGGTTCCAGCATCTACTGCGGTTGCTGGGGCGAGTACAAAGGTATCGTTGGCTTTACTTCAGCTAACAATGCTGGTCTTAAACTTGAGTATGTCGGTCCTCGTGAGAACGAAAACGCTTACCAATATCGTATGAAATGGTACTGCGGATTTGACCTTTACAACAGACTTTCGTTGGCTCGTATGGCCAAGGTTTTACCGCTGGGTGCCTAATAGTTTAGGTTTTTCTGCCTTGTAGTAGGGGAGTAGTGATCTCATTACTCTTTTACTACAAGGCTTCTTAATTAATAACACCAACCTCGGAAGAGCCGAAGGAGCAATTATGAGTGAGTACGTAGTTTTAAAACATAAATTGAATGATATGAATGGTAGTCTACTTGGAGTTCAATTCCGAGGCGGATACGCCGTAGTAATTAGAGGCAGTAAATTATATACTCAATTAAAGCAGCTGCCCCTCATTAGAGGCCAACCTGAGTTTGAGTTACCTCACCTACGAAACGTAAAATTTATTACTCGTAGTCTAGATATTAACTCCATATTCGGCCCTCAAGTGTATAATGCTTATATGGCACAAATACAACCAACTTTAGAAAAAGAACAGATCCAAAAAGAAGAGAAAAAGGTAGAGATACACACAGAAGCTAACGGTCTATGCTCTAGTGGCACAGTACTAGGAGAAATGTGCAGGTTTCCAGCTTTACCTAATAGTCCTAGTGGATACTGTAGAAAACATATTTTAACTGACCCAAAATTAGAATCTTTAGGTATCCATGTACCAAGGCTAACTAAACAAGAGCGTGATGGATTCAAAGATAAAGTAATAGCTCAACTAGATAAGCTTGCTAAGTAAGGTACATAAATGGCTACAACTTCCAATAAGTCATCTGGTACTCAAATAAACCAACGGGGAGTAACTCAGGGTAATACCTTAGTAGACCCCGTTACTGGTTTACCTGTAGCAGTTATATCAGATACTAATGGGGTTAAACGCCTAGCAGTAGACGCAGCAATAACATTAGATACGGTTGTAGTAGATATAGGAGACTTAACTCCAGATAAAGATCAGGTTAGTATTGGAGATAAAGTTACTGGTAATGATCTCAAAATACAAGCTGACGGTTCTATTGATGTTAATGCTAAATTAGATGCCTCAGATGGCGATAACGTAGCAATAAGCGACGGTACTAATACTCTAGCAGTTAACACAGATGGTTCGATTAATGTAAATGTAGACGCCTTCTCAGCCACTCCTGATAATACCCTAATGGTAGGATCTGAAGATGGAACTAAGACTGGTACTAAACATGCCGCAGTAATTGATTCAGATAAAAATCTTCATGTAATGAATATGGGCCAGTTAGTTCCTAATATCTTTGACGCTATTGCCGTAACTTACCCTTCAGTATCTCAAGAAGCCTACACATATAAGTTAGGAGGAGTTGCTGGAGTAACGGTAGCAACTGTCACAGTTACTTATACAGATGCTACTAAAACTATACTAACTAGCGTAGCGAGGACGTAAAATGTCCTTGAAATTTAATCCCTTTACTGGTACACTAGACATAGTTGGAGCAAGTTCTAGCGGAGGGGACGTATTTGGTCCTGCCTCCGCAACAGATAATGCCATAGCAAGATACGATACAACTACTGGCAAGTTAATCCAAAATAGCAAAGCCACTATACAAGATGGCGGAGCAATAGTAGCTCAAGGCTTTATTGCCAATAAATTAATAACAGATGTAATTACTATAGGTGCTGATCAGGTTTTTGTTAGTAGTGGCTTCTCAATTGAGGCGACTGGCGAATTGGTTATAGAAGCAGACGGCGAGTTTGTCTTAGTGTAATAACAGGGAGAG